GTTAGAAGCACATCACAAGATGAAGTTGTTCTTCGCAGTCAGACCATGGGAGGACGAGCCCGACCATGCCGAGTGGACTCAAGAGCCTAGTGGCTACAAGTGCCGCATCAAACGCAACCCAATCACAGGCACACTCTGTGGTTACGTGGGCATACCCAAAGGGCATAGGTTCTGGGGCATGGGCTATGGCGGGGATGCTGATGCTGAGCTAAGCGACATAAGTTACCACGTGCATGGAGGCTTGACTTACTCTGACAAGGGTGACGATGACTATTGGTACTTTGGTTTTGATACCAACCACATGGATGACTTTGCCCCGAAGATGATTGAATTATTGCTTGAACGTAAGCACGATGTTGGGACTTTGACCGACTGCGCCAAGTACAAAACATGGGAGTATGTCGAAGACCAAATCTATTGGTTGGGCAAACGACTGTGGCAGTACAACGAGTACCACAAGGAGGGCGGTGATGAGTGACACCTATTACTTATGCCATGTGCCTATGCATGGGTGGAATATTATTTTGCCCCAAAAGGACTACAAGTACATGCGTCACCACGAGGAAAGGTTGAACGTGCCTGACCCCAAGAATGAACTAGTGCTACTGGCACAGGGTACGAAGCGAGAGATGATACTGTATTACAAATTAGCAGGAGAACTAACAAATGTTAGCTAGATACTACGTGACAGGGTGGAGTGGAAGGTTCGGCATGTGGATTGCCGAGAGCCTCGAAGCGAAGAGTATGACGGTGGCGAAGCAGAGGTTCGCAACCAAGTACCCCACGCTCAAGACTATTAAAGCATACAAACTAAGGGGTGAAGCATGAGTACAGATAACTGGATGACTAAAAAAGAGGGAATCCCACACAAGAACGGCTCAGTGCGGTTCTACCTTGTGGGTTCTGAAGAAGGTGTATATGGCTACCTTGGGTGGTTCGACATGACCGATTGGGATGAAGGTTGGAAGAAAGTGTGGGCGGCGGCAGAGAAATGTCGCCCCAATGAGGCGTTTGAAGTGATACGCCATGACCAACTGCAAGACCTACGGACACGACTGCCCTACCCATAAGCGCGAGGACAGGACAGGAATTAACTGCTATCGCACAGACTTCCGCCTCATGGATATTCGTGACGAATACTGGGCGGTCATCAAGCGCATGCACGAGGCACGCAAGGCGGAGCCAACCAAGGACATCAGAGCAGAGCGCCTACGCCGTATCGCAAGGCGCAATCAGGAATCACAAGAAGCACCAATCAAGGCGGAGTTCTATTCTGTCTTAAGTCAGATTACAAATAGTCATTGCTCATCTTATGACCGCCTTGGTGGATTCAGCATTGAGGAGATGCAGAAGATTACCAACGCACTCAAGGCAAGCATGCCTGCGGTTATGGCGGTGGCATCGTGAGTGACTACTGCGCACCATGCGGTCAGGTCATGTGGCTATGCACATGCGAGCCATACTGCGGAGACTGCCTTATCCCCCTATCAAGATGCTCACATGCAAAGGAGTACAAGAAGTGAAACTAAACAGACGAGGCAAGCGGGTCAGAGCAATCCTGATTTATGTCTTAATACTAACCGCCCTATTTGCAATCACAAATGCGATGGGAGTTTGGGACATACCCGAGTCATGTCTAGTAGATAGAGTTGGTTGCCCTGATGGATACCCTCGGTATTAAGACAGAGTGTGACCAACAACACATGACAAATGCTTGACTTACTATGCCAACGGGTGGCAGAGTAATAACTACCAACAACAGACAGGAGAAAAAGATGTGCGGATTATGTAAGAAGTCTCAGGCATTTTTAATGCTTGAAGATATGCAGGGTATATGTGTCCCTTGCATAATCAAAGTAAAACAATTTAATATCACAGCACCCAATCCATTTCAGACAGGAGAAAGCAAATGAGCAACACAACAGGGCATGTAGATGCCAACGGACAAGGCACCATCGTCATACCCGTAGAGTTAGACCGCAAGGAATTATGGTCAGCAGTTATGGGGTCAGCATGGGAAACCTTTGGCGACCATTGGCAGGAGTACGAATACATTAGCGGTGATTGGGATGACCCAACTAGCAAGGTGCGCCTCGTATGTCATAACGATAAGTACGAAAATGTTGAGAAGGTAATCACCATTGACGACATTGCTTTGGCGCTACCTATTGCAAACAAGAAAGTTTATATGGACTTGTTTGACTTTGACCAATACGATGCCGTTTGCGGTGATGCAGTCTTACAGGTTGCAGTCATTGGCGATGTGGTCTTTGGTTAGGACTTAAGACATGAACGACAAAGAACGCATGCAGATACAGCGCCTCGCAAGGCGAGCGCGTGAGCAACGCAACGCAACCAAAGACAACGAATCGTTTGACTATTGGCAAGGCGTTATGGAAAACTTACTCAACCAACTAAAGACAGGAGAAAGCAAATGAGTTTGGTGCATCACTATGTGGTTATGTTTGATGAATCAACTAACCAATGGAGTATAGATATTGACGGAGAAGAAGTCGCCTTCCCTAACGGAACAATCTATAACCCAATGACACGAGGCTGGCAGTACGGATATGCAGGTGATGGCAACTTCGTGGGAAGAGAACAAGAAATAACAGAACAATTAAGCCAAGCGTTGGACAAATGGAACTCATTACTTAAGACAGGAGAAAACAAGTGAGCGAGCCACAGTACCTAGAGGGTGACGACATAGCCCTTGGCAAAGACGAAGAAGATACAGAACCCGATTCACCATACGACACACTAGAGGAGATGTTCGGTGACAACTAAGACAGGAGAGCAGACAATGGAACTACAGGTAGGTGCATTACTTAAGACAGAAACAGCCTATGACAAGGACATGAACATCACCTTTGATGGTCAGGAGATACGAGTTATCCTGCATTGGGATTACCACGATGGCTTTGATATTCAATGGCTGGACTTGGAAGGGCGCTGGATTCAGGCACCTGCATGGGCAGACAAGATTGAGGAAGATGGGCAGATGAGCATTGGCTACTTCCTTGATTCACTTCAAGCACACACCAAGAAGGAGACACCATGACAGTCTTGATGGAGTGCTTGCGTTGCAAGACAACAGTAATCAACCCTAAGACAATCAACTATATGTATGAGAAGTGCAACACCTGTGTCTTAATACAGAAAGAGTTAGAGGAGAGGGCAATAGATACCTTCTTGCACAGCGAAGCCGAGAGAAAGTTGGAGAGTAATGCTTGATAACTTAAGACAGATTCACCCGCACGCCCGACTGTGGATTGTATCCGCCATCGTACTTGCCTTGGTACTCATGCTCAAAGAGCCAGCCACCTTCATCGTGAAGCCACCACATGGCAAGGTAATTGCCTACTATCAGAACGATTACCAACGCTATGCGATAGACAGATTAACCGAGATGGATATGCTTGAGCAGTACCCATGTCTCTATGAATTGTGGATGCGCGAGTCAAACTGGCGACCCGAAGCCAAGAACAAACGCTCTAGTGCAACAGGTATCCCGCAGTTACTTAACAGCACATGGAAGAATATCAAGGTGAAGCCCACGCATGATGGCATGAAGCAGGTTGATGCGGGCTTGCGCTATATCAAGCACAGGTATGGAAGCAAGGGTGTATGCAAGGCATACGCTCACCACCTAGCGAAGGGTTGGTATTAAGACATGAAGTTTCAACCCAAGCACCACCGAGTTATCGCAGTAAGGGGTAGCCTCAATAGATACGGCAAAGGGTTAGTGTCTTATGTCTTAAGATACAACCCACGCCTTTGGGATAGAGCAATATGTAGAGGCATAGATACCGATGTCTTTTACCCACCGCAAGAACTATTCAGTCGTGATGAGGAGAGCATGTTCAAGCGCATGTGTGCCGATTGTCCAGCGATGGAGGCTTGCTTGGAGTGGGGACTAGCCCACGAAAGGTACGGCGTATGGGGTGGCACTACACCACCGATGCGACACAAGATGAGAAAGACTTTAGGATTGGCTATCGCAGACCCACAGCACAATCCATGATACGATAAGGACAAAGCCCGCTAGATTCTCTCCTGTCTCTGGCGGGCTTTCTTATGTCTTAAGAACCTAAGTTTAATTCCTTAGCAAGCATGAACACTTCATCACTCAAGTCATCAAGAGTTCCATCGTTATAGATAACATGACTAAACATATAGTTATCCATCGCATGCTCTGATGCGTGACCATTGACAGCGCTATGATTGTGTCGGTTGATACGCCAAAGAGAACCACCAAGTTTCTTGATTGCATCAGCCTCGTTAGGAAAGCGAACATCCGAGATAACAACTTTATCTTCTGACTTAATACCTGATAAGGCTAGGTCAATCCAAAAGTTTTCACCAAACATCTTGCGACCAACCTCAGTACCTAGCACCTGTAATAGACGGCGCACCTCAGGGTCTTTCTTAGTCAAGTCCCAGCCGTAGTCCTCAACGCGGTGTGCTACATGTGTGATGCTATCCAACTTAGGGTTGAGTCTAAGTAAAGCCTCACGCATAGGGTCAGCGAAAGCAATACGGCGGTATCCGTAATTAAGACATAACAATTCAGCCGTGCTGTCCTTGCCTGATTGTGCGTATCCACTTAGTCCGATAATCATAGGTGTTCCTTTAGTAATGTAACTGCTTGCGCTCTGCCAGCAATCAACCCATCTCTATATGCAATAGCATCTTTACTGTTAATGAACTCAGCAGGTATGTAGTAACAAGCGTTATCTACCTTGGCAATCAGTTCATCTTTACTTAGGCTAGTCATTGCCACTCACCACCAATCCACCAAAATCCTAAGTCAATGTTCCACATCTTAAAGCGTGGGCTTATGTCAAAGCCGATACCAAAGCCAGACTTCTTGCCTGCTTGTAGCCAATACTTTCTAATCATCTTCATTACATATCCCTCACTTCTTCTCTCGCTTGTGCATTAGAACTGCGGTGTTGTCGCCATACTGGTTGCTCTCCGCCGAGCCTATCTTGTAACTTAGTCAGCGCTCGCTTGACTCTCTTACGCATGGCTTCTTCTGTAGTGCCGTAGGTTTCAGCCAGCGCACCAAGTTCCATGCCACCATCATCATAGCGTAGGCGTAGCAACTCTCTATCTGTGTCTGATAGTTTCTTAAGACCTGCTGCTACATCCGATAGCAACGCCATACGATTGCCACCTTCGCTTGGTTTACTGGAGCGAGATACAAATTCATTACTTAAGTCAGGAGTATCTGTCCATCCTATGTGTGACCACACATCACGCAGGAGTTCATGCAATACCTCATGTGAGTAGTAGAAAGTATCTGACATAGGCGAACGCGAGTAGCGCGAGCGCTCCTTTGCTGCATACTTCTGTGCCTCATTGAAGAAAGTCTTACGCAGTTTGTACTTAAGACTATCCTCTGCTTCCCATTGTTCTATCTTGTTCCAATGCTCCAGCGCCCACAAAGATAGGTGTTGGTACAGGTCATCAACAGTTACAAGGTTGCGGTGCATGCGATTACTACGAGTGGCAACCTGCCGTGCCACACCATAGATTGTTTCCCATACCTTGTCCTGTTTCTCACTCATCTTTAATCTCTGCCTTCTCGTTCTTTAGTTTGCGCATTGCCATAAGTAAATCATCTACAGTTATGAGATAACCCTTGCTCCTATTCGGGGGAATCTCACATGTAATCTCACGACCAAACTCTTTAATGGCGTACAACACATGGCTTGTGGGAACCATGAGTACACCCTGCTCTAGTACGAAAGCCCAGTACGCTGCCTCTGTCACCATGACACCAGACTTCTCCCAAGACTTGGACTTCATGTACCAACACTCTACTTCTACATAAAGATTGTTAGTAACCCACCACTTTCTATCTCGCTTTACCTCTACAGTCTTTCCTTGGGTTAACAGTTCTTCTACTAACTGCTCACCCTTTCTGCCGTATCCAAAGTCTAAATCAAATGATGAGTTCTTTGCCATGTCTTAAGACCCAACGCGTTTGCGCAAGCCTTCCGCCCCTTCTTGTAGGTAAACATCATTAACATCACAGTTATCAGGCATGAACACAGGGAACACATTGTCGAGTTCTCTGCTTATGTTCTTTGCCATCTCTCTACCTGCGTTGTCTCCATCACAGAACAACATAATCTTTTCCCAGTCAGCCAATACCCGTGAGTAAAAAGGTTTCCAGTTGTTTGCCCCTGGTAGCCCGACTGCCGAGAAACCTACTTGTGTGGCAATGATAGTATCTATCTCGCCCTCACATATAACAAGCACATCACTATCTGCTTCGAGTGCCTTCACATTATAGATATGCGTGCTTGACCCAGGGCGCGAAAGGTACTTCGGTCCTTGGTCATTGCTTAAGTTACGAAAGCGGATGTCAATCACACCCGATGGGGTGATGTATGGGATAGCCAACTTACCTGCGTATGGTTCATGTCCTGTTTCAGGATTCGCCACGAAGCCGAGGCGGAACATACGAGCCGTTTCCTCTGTTATACCGCGACTCGCCAGATACGGAAGCACCTCTGCTAGGCTTTCTCCGTAGTTCGTTGTTGCTTTCTCCAGTAATTCTCTCTGCGATTTTGACAGCCTCGCCATACTTGACTCCTTCTTTCTTCATAATTAGTGAGTACACATCTCCTGCCATGTCACAGGCAAAGCATCTGAATCCGCCCTTGTCAATGTTGAGTCGAGCCGACTTAACCTTATCGTTGTGGAAGGCACAGCGAACTGTGACCCATCCCTCACGCACAGGTATAGTAAATCCGTAGTGTTCTAGTACCTTTACGATGTCATGCTTAGAGTTTTGGGAGGACATTGCTGAGCCTTTGAACAACATAAGCATCACCTATTCCCTTATTACTAGCCTTGATAATCACCAATGGTGATGGTGCCAGCAGTAATCTCTTTGCCAATCGGTAGTTCTCTGCCTCAATATCTGCCTCACGCAACCAACCTGATAGGTCAATGCGACCATCACGCCGTGGTGCCTTGGCTTCAATCACATACGAATCGTTTACTGTCTTAAGAAAGACATCACCAATGTCGTTACGCCCTGCCCGAGGCAGGCGCTGTGCTTCGTAATCTAACTCAACAAACCAATCTGCTAAGTCAATCTCCCACGCTGCACCTCTACGCTTGTTCGCTGTCTGCGGACTGTTGCTCACGCTCTCTCCTCTCGGCTGCTTCTACTGCTGCCCAGTACAGGTTGTAGTAGGCATCGTCTAATGAGAATCTCTTCATGTGCTTGACTAACGCTGCTGTGTTTGCATAGACAGGAACCCCCGCCTTACGCACCTTACGGAAGAAGGCTATGTCCTCACCGATAAAGTTCTCGCCACGCTCGTTGCGTTCACCAAACCAGAAGTCACCTGGGAAGTGTTCGTTGAGTGCCTTGATAACTGACTTGTGTATTAAGACAAGACCAAAGCCTGCGTTATCTATCTTGACTACCTGATTGCGTGGCAATGGGTGAAGATGTTTCTGTTGGTACTCTGTATCGCCATCGTTAAATAGCACAGGCATAGGCATCATCAAGGTGCCTTCGTTCTGCTTACTGATGAAGTACACACCTGAAACAATAGGGCGAGTCACCTTGTCGGCGGTATCCCATAGTGTCTTAAGAACTTCTTTTGTAAGTACGATGTCTGAGTCAACCCATAGCGCCCAGTCAGTACCAACCTGCTCCCACATTTCTATGGCTGCTTGGCGCTGGCGTGCAATCTGATTGCCCTGTACGCGGATAGCATTGTTGATAGGCACACTTCCAGTTA